CATTCATAAATTTAACATTAGGACGACTCGATCTTTTAAATAAGCTTTTTTTTAAATTAAACACACTACTTGTTAGTCGTTCTTTTTCTTTACGATTCATTTCTAATATTTCGTTTAAGTCTTTGCTATTTGTTTTTTTATTACTTAAAATAAAGTAAAACCGTCGTTCTGTAAATGGAATTAAAAAATACAAAGCAATAATTGCGATTTCAATCAGTAATACAATATAAACAAAATAAGGAGTGTTTTTAATTTGCTGAGATATTGTATTTATAATAGGAACAATAATACATGGGATAATAAATATCAAATTAAATATCAAGTGGAATGGTTGAAATTGTTTTATTTTTTTGTAAAATTCACTATTTGTTATAAGTGAATATGCCACAAACATTATTCCTATCAATATAAACCAAAATATAAACGATGATGAAGTTACAAATGCCTTATCACTTGATAGTGTAACCAACGCAAATATTATAATTGCCAGTATAATTGAAGATATAACCGCAGCAGTCTTAGAGTTGCGTTTAATTATCTCTAATATACTTTTGAATTGGCTACCAAATGTGCCATCGTCCCCAGTAAACATTTTTGAATTTGTATATCGTATTCTAAAAAATATACTAACCAATACACTGAATATTACTATTGGCCACATTGCGTGTGTATTCCAATCACTATACGGGTTATTTGCCATATTTACAATTGTGTAAATTAAAAATCCACCCACGGTTAAAGCAATCAATACCATAAGAGAAGTTAATTGATTAGTAGGGTGTAGTGGTTTCATATCTTTAATTCTTTCTGATACACTTATTATAAAATTCCACACTTTTGTAATTGTTTCAGTTAGTTTATCTTTTACTTTTGCAACTCCATATCTATATAAAAGAAAAAGCAAAACAACGCCCGATATAACACCTATAACAATGCCGGTCGTTGTTTTTTGCTGTATTATTTCTTCATTTTTCATAATTTCATTATATTTTTTATCATTATTACTAGACATTGTATTTATATATTTTATATATTATTAATATTAAATAATCTATAAAATACCGGTTCACTGTAACTTATTCATCATACCTTTTTGTGCATGGCATTTTCTACATACCGCTGCTAAATTACTTACATGATTTGAACCACCATATTGTAAATCAACTTTGTGGTCTACCTCAAATGTTGCATCTAATTGTTCTCCGCAATATTGACACATCCAGTTCTGCTGCGATGCTACATATTTTTTCTTTGTTTCACTTACGCTGCGTTTACTAGTTCCAAAACCAGAGTTAATCATGCGCTTTTGTTGTGGTGTGCTTGTTAAATTTTCAATTATTTTATTTGAATTAGTTAAATCAAATATAGGAGTAATCATATCTCGTGTGTTATGATCGATTGGTAAATATCGAATTACATTTGAACCGTGCAATAGTAATTTTTGTGAAGAAAGTGGATATTTTTTAATAAAAACATACAAACTTAACCCAATAAACCCAATGCTAGCAATTTTAAAATATTTTTTCTGTGTTAAAAACCATTTAGAATAAGCCCCATCATGATAAGTATCAACAATTAATAAAACGGTTAAAATAAATACCCATTTTTCTATTCCCATTATATAAATATAAATATAAATATAAATATAAACATAACCATAAACATAAATCATAAACATGAGTCATAAAACATAAACATAAACATAAACATAAAACATAAACATAAACATAAACATAAACATAAAACATAAACATAATTAATTAAATTAGAATAGCTTACTTTTTATACAAATAAGTAATCACGGCAATTACACTTAATACAACACCTATTTGTATCATTTTCTTTTTTAGTTTATAATAATCTTTGTCTTGTTCTTTGGAAGGTTTATATTTATCATAATATTTTTCTAAAGCAGTTTGTAAATCGTCTGTTTTCATATTGTTTTTTTTGTACATTTTATTAAATATATAATTAACCCATTTCATAAACGACAATCTAGAATCTAAATAAGGAGTCACTGGATAATCGTCTATTAATTTAATGAAATCGTTGCCAAATGGTTTCATAGGTATAAAAAGTGGCAAGTTTTGAATAAAATCATAATATTTTTTTTTCGTAACATCATTTGGATGCTTGGGGTAATTTAAAGCGATTGTCTGCATTGTAAAATGAATATAAGGCATCCATACTTCCTTATTAAAACTCATTTATATAGGAAATGATATAAAAATAATTTTATTTTTACATATAGAAGTTATGAATATAGATAATAAAGTAAATGTAAATCAAATAAAAAATGTGTTTTGTACTAATTGTGGAAAAATGGGACATCATTTCAGGTCGTGTAAAAAACCAATTACTAGCTCTGGGATTATTTGTTTTAGAAAGCGCAACCGCAAAATAGAATATTTATTAATTTGTAGAAAAGATACATTAGGATATATTGAATTTATGAGAGGAAAGTATCCAATGTATTTTAAATCATATATCATTAATTTAATTGATGAAATGACAATACAGGAAAAAAACAATTTATTAACTAAATCATTTGATGAATTGTGGTATGAGTTGTGGGGTGATTTTGTAAATTCAAAGTATTCAACCGAAGGTAAAATTTCCAAGTCAAAATTTAATCATATCATGGATGGTGTTAATAACTATGATTCGGAATATTATAAGTTACGGCAATTAATTGAAAAAAGCACTACTACATGGACTGAACCCGAATGGGGATTTCCAAAGGGAAGGCGTGAATATCATGAAACGGATGTAGATTGTGGTAAAAGAGAGTTTCAAGAAGAAACGGGTATATCACATACAAAAATAGACATAATACTAAATGTAATTCCATATGAAGAAACATTTATGGGGTCAAATTACAAGTCGTATAAACATAAGTATTATTTAGCTTATATGAAAGATTTTGATAATTCGCATAATTTTCAGAAAACGGAAATTAGTAATATGAAGTGGATGACTTATGAAAATGCTTTAAAACATATACGACCGTATAATAGTGAATTAATTAATATTTTTAAAAAAGTAAATGATGTGTTAAAACAACACTACGATGATGTATAATATATTATGTCGCAAACATACTATGTTATTTATGCGACATAATATGTTATTTATGATTTATGATTTTAATAGTTTAATCTAATATTATATTATATTAATAATGGAAGAAAATCTATATCCACATATTGAGTCGGGTGACTTTAATAAAAAAATAACATTAAAGCGCGAATTTTCAACTACAAAAATAAACGGATATTCCAAAGAAGATTATAAAAATATAGAAGCAATCTCCGATAAATTATGTGCAGCAACCGAGTTTGAATTATCGAATCATCAACAGTTTGTAAGAAACTTTTTATCATTTGAAACGCCATATAATAGTTTGCTTTTATATCATGGATTAGGAACCGGTAAAACATGTTCTTCTATTTCAATATGCGAAGAAACCAGAAAATATATGAAATTAATGGGGTATAATAAAAAAATCATAGTTATAGCGAGTCCAGTCGTCCAAGAAAATTATAAGTTACAGTTGTTTGATCCAAGAAAATTGGAAAAGGTAGATGGGTATTGGAATATTAAGGCATGTACGGGCAATAAATTTATAGAAGAAATAAACCCTATGTTTACTAAAAACATTCCTCGTGAAAAAGTGATAAAGCAAATTAATAAAATTATAAAAAATTGGTATCAGTTTATGGGCTATGAAAAGTTTTCAAATTACATTACAAATATTATAAAAAAAGCAGCAATACGGTTAACCGACAAAGATTTAACGGATAAATCAAAGATTGAAATAATTGAAAGTGAATTTTCGAATCGTGTTATAGTAATTGATGAGGTTCATAACATTAGAACCGGCGATATTATGAAACGAACATCCGAACATTTTTTAAATTTAGTTAAATACGCCAAAAATACCAAACTTATATTATTGACTGCTACGCCTATGTATAATGACCATCGAGAGATTGTGTGGTTGTTAAATTTAATGAATTTAAATGATGGTCGGTATATGTTAAAAGAAAAGGATTTGTTTGATAAAAAAGGCAACTTACGCGTTGATAAATCCGGTAAAGAAGTAGGCAAAGAGTTATTAATACAAAAAAGCACGGGATATTTTAGTTATGTAAAGGGCAACAATCCATTTATGTTTCCTTTCCACATTTTACCGGAAACAAGTGGGAGAGATGAATCATTGAAAATATTAAGCAAAAATAAAAGTTGGTCATATCCATCTCATCAAATAAATGGATTACAAATAGATATTCCTATTCAACATTTAGACTTGTTTATTACAAATATTGGCGGAACAATACAAGAAAAAGCATATAATCTTCTTATTGATAAACTAAAATCGGATAATCCTATTTTAAAAAAGAAAAATGAAGGAATACAGTATACTATTATTGATGGTCCGTTGCAAATATTAAACATGGTTTATCCAACGGAAGCACTAGAAGGCGATTCTAAAATTACAGCTGCTTCTATTGAAAAAATGTATGGAAGCGATGGTTTAATGCGATTAATGAAACGAGGAAAAAGTAAAAAAGATTATCAATATCGAGATACTACGCTAAGTCAATTTGGTAGGATATTTTCAGAAGAAAAAATTAAAACCTATAGTAAAAAAATACATACAATTTTATCTGAAGTAAAGAAATCGAAAGGAATTGTGATGATTTATTCGCAATTTATAGAAGGGGGATGTGTTCCTTTGGCTTTGGCACTTGAAGAAATTGGATTCGACCGTTCAAGTGGTAACAATTTGTTTAAAACCAAACCATCTACTAAGCGATTTAAGTTTAAGCACCGCAATGGTAAGGAGTTTTTTGGAAAATATGCAATGATAACTGGCGACCCAACTATCTCTCCCAATAATAAATTTGAACTTAATCAAGTTACAAGTCGCAATAACAAATATGGACAAGAAGTGAAAGTTGTCATTATTTCAAGAGCAGGTTCAGAAGGATTGGATTTTAAAAATATAAGACAAATGCATTTAATGGAACCATGGTATAACTTAAATAGAACCAATCAAACAATTGGGCGCGCAGTGCGTAATTTAAGTCATTGTGCTCTTCCTTTTAAGGAAAGAAATGTAGAAATATTTTTATATGGAACGCAACTAAATGATGAAAACAAAACAGAGGCAATAGACATGTATATGTATCGTTTGGCAGAAAGAAAGGCGATGAAAATAACTGAAATAGCAGAAATCCTTAAGCAAAACGCAGTAGATTGCGTGTTAAACAAGCAACAATTAAATCAGTATAAAAACAATGTAGAAATTGAATTGTCAAGTGGAACTACAATTAAAGATTTCGATGTTAGGGCAAAAGATTACAGTTTTGCGTGTGAAGTAGGTAAATGTAATTATACTTGTTTGTTAGATAAAGATGGTGCATTTAAAGAATCGGTGCCGGATAAAACAACATACAACGATTATTTTATAGTGTTAAATTTAGATGTTTTGCTTAAGAAAATACGATTTATTTTTTCAAACAATTATGTGTTGCACAAGCGTAAACTGTTTTTGCTAATTAATCAATATAAAAAGTATTCAGATGAAGAAATATACATCGCATTAGATATGCTTATTAATAATAAAAACGAGTTTATTAAAGATCTTCTTGGAAGACAAGGTAAATTGGTGAATATTGGTGATTATTATATGTATCAACCAATGGAATTGTATAATAAACAAATATCATTATTTAATAGAAAAACACCGGTTGAATATGAAAATGATAAAATTACGATGAGCATACCTAAAATGGTGTATAAAAAAAAGGAAAATGATAGTTCAATATTAGAAGAGATTGAGAAAATATATGATTTTTTAACAGATACAGATTTATCGACACCACCTTTAAACAAAATCGAAGTGCAAGGATATAAAAAAGTTATCGCTAGTATAAACAAACAATTAGGTATAAGTAAGAAGTATATGATTATGTATGCTATATATCATTATATTGAAGAACTGCCCTATCAATCTAAAAAAAGAATTTTAAAATCATACAATTCAATAAGCAATGTGGAGGTTAAAAATATAATTAATAACTATTTTAATAGATATGATATTGGTAAAAAGGATGGTAAAGATGTTTTAGCAATTCCAAATGAAACAAATACATTAAGAAG